AAATCACAGAATTAGGAAATGTCAACATTCAGGTTGACGGAGTAGCCATGAGTTCAGCGGCTAACATTTGTCTTTATGGCAAGACCGTTGAATGCTTAGACGTTACAAAATTCCTTTTCCATCGTGCAGACATGTACGTTGAAAATCCACAAGACCAAGCATTCTTGGACAATGTGAACAAGGATTTGAAAGCGAAGATGAAAGCGAAGATTGACGCTGCTAAGTTCAAAGAAGTAACCGGAATAAGCATAGATGAAATGTTCGCCTCTGATAAAAGAGTAGATGTTATTCTATCCGCTAAAGACGCGAAGAAAATCGGACTTGTAAGCAAAATCAAAACCCTTACACCGTCAGAAGTATCAGCGATGAATAATAAGCTGTATGCTGTTTCTGCAAGCGCGGAACCGGTAGTAGCTCCCAAACAAGAAATTACAGTAACCAAAATAAAAACGATGACTTTACAAGAAATCAAAGCGAATAATCCCGCTTTATACAATGAAATCTTCGCGCTGGGAGTAGCAGCCGAAAAAGACCGCACCGGTTCATTCCTGGCATTTATCGACATTGACGCGAAAGCGGTTGTTGAAGGAATCAAAGGTGACAAAACATTGTCTGCAACTGCAATGGCCGAATTCACTCGCAAAGGAATGAATGTACAGGCATTGAAAGTTATCGAAGCAGAAGCGCCAAAGGAGCTTACTACTGCCGAAGTTGAGGCTAAGGCGAAAGCAGCCGAAACCGAAGAAGAAAAGGAGTTGAACGAATTCCGTGTATCAGTTAAAAAACAATTAAACGTAAAATAAGATGGGAGTAACCAGCAACAATGTGACGAACAATCAGGCGTTTCTTAACACCGATGTCACCAAAATCTTCATTCTCAATAACCGATACCAATCGGCTGACTTTGATAGAGTGAATGCAACTTATGATGATATTACTATCCCGGCTGGTACCGTGATGGGTAAAATCTCAGCAACCGGCAAAGTAGTTCCGCTTACAAGTGGAGCAAGTGATGGTAGCCAATATCCTATCGGAATTTTGGCAGAAGACATTACTAAGGTAGCAGGTGTGAACGATACCATCGAAGTTACTTTCTGTGTTTCCGGTGACGTGAACATCAACATGATTGACCTGCAAGGCTCTGACACGTTGAACACTGTTATTTCCGGCCGCTCTATCCATGATAGAATCGGTGGCGATACTGTAGGCGTGAACCTGGTTCCTTCAACTGAAATGACATCGTTCGACAATTCTTAAACATAAAAAGCAAAACAGCATAATACAATGGCAATTTCATTAACCATGTTACGGGCAGAGTTCACCAAGCAACTCATTGACGTTTATCAGGAAAGACCGAAGACCACACAGTTTCTTCGCTCGTTCTTCCCTTCCACAACTGCACCAACGAAATATGTTTCTATTGAGGTAGAGCGTATGGGTGAAAAGATTGCTGTTGACGTTCTTCGCGGAACTGAAGGAAACAGAAATACTTTTTCGAAGTCAACTGAAAAGGTATTTGAACCGCCTATCTATCGTGAGTATTTCGATGCAACTCAGCTCGACCTTTATGATCGCGTATTGGGTGCTCAGGGAAATGCGCAGGTTCCTTTGTTCACTGCTTTGCTTAACTCAGTTGCTGACCGTATAGGATTGCTGCAAGATAAGATTGAGCGTTCAAAAGAATTACAATGTTCTCAGGTTCTTGAAACCGGCATTGTGACGCTGAAGCATGGAGATAACATCGACTACAAGCGTAAGGCGGCTTCATTGGTTGACCTAAATGGTGCCGGTGGTTACTTCGCTGCAAACAGTGATGTATATGCGCAATTCGAAGCGGCTTGTAACTTCCTTCGTCAGGTTGGTAAAAGTGGCGATGGCACATTCAATGCTCTATGTGGTTCAACTGCATTGCAGAATCTTTTGAAAAACACTGTGTTCTTGAGCCGTCAGAACCTTTTCAATATGGCGCTTGACCAAGTGATTATGCCTGTAAGAAATGCGCTCGGCATGACTTACCATGGAACATTAAGCGCTGGTCCTTACAAGATTCAGTTGTGGGCTTATCCTCAATTTTATGATGATGCAACAACCGGAACTTCTACCGCTTACTTAGACCCTAAGAAGGTGGTTATTATTCCAACCGCTCCTCGTTTCAAATTCGCTCACGCTGCGGTTCCTCAATTGATTGGTGAACCTGGTCAAATGCCTGTACAAGGCGAGTATCTGATTGGTGAATTCCTTGACCCTCGCAAGGCGGTTCATGATTATGACATTCAAAGTGCTGGATTGGCTATACCGGTAGCGGTTGACCAAATCTACACAATGAAAGCGGTAGCATAAACTACAAAACCAAACCAGCATGAAATTTAAAGTAATAGCTCTTTCAGTAGGTGGCCTTGGCAAAAAGATTTTCAGCAGTGGCGACATTGTTACTGCTGAAAATTTCCCTTCAGGACACGCTGAGAAGCTGGTGGAGCAAGGATTTCTTGAGCCGGTAGTTGAAGGTGAAACTTCTAAAGAAGCCGCAAAAACTACCGAAGAAACCGCCAACGCTGAGAAGCTGGTGGAGCAAGGAAAGCAAGCAGAGGAAAAGGATAAAAAGCCAAAAAAGAAAAATTGAATTTAACCAAGCCGATAGTAACTCGAAGTCATTCGAATTGCTAAACGCTTAAAAAGCAGGGTGGTTTGTTCAGAGAGGGGCGGTGGTAAAACACCGCCTTTTTTATAAAAGAAAATGGGACTAATAGAGCAGGCAACACAAGACTGGCAGCAATTCACTTCCGATTCTATAAACGGGTTTGGGGTTGACATTACGCTCAAGGCTTCCCCCTATGAGATTGTGACCGTTGTAGGGCTACACACTAAGCACCACTTAGGAATTGACACAGACGGCAACATGGTAAACTCACAAAAGGCGAGTGTTTCCATAAGCGAAAAGCTATTGGCCGATGCGAGTTTTCCTGTAAGAAATGCCGCTGGCGAAGTAGCCATGATGGACGTGATTGTTTCTGTAAAAGACAGCACTGGTATTTTAAAGAACTACAGTGTGATGCAGCAATTTCCGGATGAAACTATTGGAATGATTGTACTGATTTTAGAAGACTATGCCGGCTAAGATAACTACCATAATACCATCGCAGAATTTCGAGCTTGTTCGTGACAGAATAGGCGCGATTATTCATTTGGAGTTATCAAATCAAAAAGTGCTGACAGGCAACGATGATTTAGAAGGCGTGGTATGGGTTGAGCGTGGAATGCCTTTCGATAAAACGGAACTAACCGCCATTAACATATCACTTGCAACTGGCAGCTATTCGAACAAATCACAGGGCAATGTGAGCGGAGTATATCAGTTCTTCGTTGACGTTTATACCAACGCAAAAACAACCGATGCGCAGGGAGGGGATATTACGGCCACATTCAAACTTCAAAAACTACTCGGGGTAATTCGTGCCATTCTTGAAAACCCGATTTATAAAACGCTCGACTTTACTACTCCCTTTATTGAAAGAACCTATGTGAGCGATATAAACATTCGTGCGGTAGGCAAGGATGATGATATGAATACCGCCATGGGTCGAATGACATTCACGGTTCAGTGTGTAGAAACTACATCGCTATTGGTAGTCAATACGATAGCGGGATGGGACACAACGGTAAAATTAGGCCAATCGGATAAAGGTTATTTCTATCAAACAACAATAAGTTATTAAACATGAAAAAGGTATTTTTTGCAATCTTTCTTTTGTCTTCGATTCTTTCTTTCTCCATGCCTGATACGCTTTACAAAGCGGCTATCATCGGGCAACCTGGCAGAAATCAAAAGGTTTGCCGAGGGCTACAGGTTGGCGTTATTGGCCGTAGCGATACGCTTCAGGTAAACGGTAAATTTCAATTGACCGCAGGCGCGTCGAATGGCAAAGTGCTAACGAGTAGCGCAACTGGAATAGCCACATGGCAAACTCCCACTGGTGGTGGGTGGGGTCTTAACGGAAATAGTGGGACGGACGACTCAGCAAATTATGTAGGCACAAGCGATAGTAAGCAACTAAATTTCGGGGTGAATGGCAATGTAGTTGGAGAGTTTCAAACAAACGGATTGATGCACGTTAAATATGGAGATTCAATAATAGACCATGAGGGTTGGAGATATGCCTATCATGGTACACGAGGCGAAAGGGGTTCTTCGGGGGATATATCAATAACATGTGCCTATTATGCGGATACGACAAACTTAGACATAGGGGCAACTTTGCGACTTGGCTCTAATATAAATGACCACTTAGATTCAATTTGCTATGATTTAATAGTAGTAAATAAAACAGGCGGAAGGGTTTGGAATTGGATTCAAGGCGATAGCTTGAGGCAATATTTGGCAGTTGCGGGTAGTGCCAATTCAGCCGCATTTGTAATCGACTCACAAAACTTCGTTTACTCAACGGGCGATTTTGATACTACCGTGCAGATAAATGTAAAGGATAAGTATCTCAAATATACCGACAATACACAGGCAAATGGCTACGGACTTGTTTCTGACGCAAATGGTGTAGCGCATTGGGGAAGGGTGCCAGTAATCACAAGCGGAGCCTCAGCACCCGCAACCACCCCGAATAAAGTGGGTGATATTTTCGTAAATACATCTGCTAAGAAATTGTATTTCGCAACTGGCACATCATCAAGCGCAGACTGGACAATAGCGAACTAATGAGAAGCCTACTAATCGCTTTACTTCTTTCATTTTCATTTGCCTTAACACAGGCGGCTAATCCTGTCATCCTTGACGTAAAAGGAACGAAGATAACCACGCTTGGCGGCTCTTACATCGTGCCAATAAATCAGCATTTAAAAACGGTTTCGATAGGGGCAAACATAACGGTGCAAGATGATTCAAGTGGAACGCTTTCATTTTCCCATTCTCAAACCTACTTCGCCACAGACCAGCAGCTTTATGAATACCTTGTTGGTATAGTTGAATACTGGCGCGGCAATCAAACATTTTACGGGGCTTGGAAATTCGATAGCACATTAACACTTCAAAAAGGCGCTGTAAGTGGTTATGTATGGACGTGCGTAAATTCGAGCGGTCTTGGTGTGTGGGCAGTTGGTGGTAGTGGTGGAACGGGCGGAGGTGGAACCGGGCCAACAGGTCCAGCAGGTGTTACAGGGCCAACGGGTCCGACCGGAGCGAATGGAAGCAATGGCGCAACTGGACCAACTGGCGCTCAAGGTTCGCAAGGTATTCAAGGAATAGCCGGAGCTACCGGTCCAACAGGAAATAACGGAACCAATGGAAGTACAGGACAAACAGGGGCGACTGGCCCCACAGGAATTACGGGCAGCGCGGGGCCTACTGGCGCAACTGGTTCAAATGGGGCAGACGGAGCGACAGGCGTTGCTGGGGCAACAGGGCAAACGGGACCTACGGGCGCAACAGGTAATGACGGTAGTAATGGGGCAACCGGCGCAACGGGGAGCGCAGGAACGAACGGAGTAACGGGCGCGACAGGAATAACAGGAAGTACAGGAGCAACGGGGGCGGTAGGAGCTACTGGTACAGGATTTGCTCCATCGGCAACAGGGCAAATATTCTATGCAAACACAGCATCCACAATCGCAAATTTAGGTATAGGAGCAACTGGTTATGCTTTAACTTCAACGGGAACAATACCCGCATGGACAGCGCCATTAACCCATACTATAAACACTACGCTGTTTTCTGGGATAGTAGGGGCGGGTGTAGCGGCATCTGTAACAAGGTATAACGGTTGGAACTCAGGAGGGTATTCTACGGCTTATGTTGCCACAGCAGGCGAGTATCAACGTCAACAATACATCACGGCAGCAGGCACTCTGCAATATTTCTACGTTTACTTAGGAACTACTCAGCCGGCATCAGGAAGTTTAGTTGTTACCCTTCGTAAGAATGGCGTAAACACCGGCATAACTATAACCATTGCGGCCGGTTCAACACAGGGCGTTTATAGCGACCTAACACACACAGCATCTGTTTCCGCAGGTGATTATTTAATCATGGAGTTCGTGAATAGCGCAACCGCAGCAAGTGGTGTAATTTGGAATACCTCAATTGGCATAACAACAACTACCAATTAATGAAGACGATACTTTTTTCACTACTTCTATTTGTTATTATCGCCTGTAATGGTCAGACACCAATAATGACCGCTGCGGAAGCGCGTAAATTAAGCAGCAAACAGGCTCCTACCATCATTGATATTATGACACAGGTTAGGGGCGCCTGCATGACACGCGACACGACAGACGCGGGGCTTAAAAAAATAACCTATACTGACAGAATAAGTCAGAACGTGGAAGACTATTTACGCGATAGCTTGGGCTATACGATAGTAATTGGCAATCAAAGGAGGAACAACAAAATAAGCTGGTAACATGAAAAAGATACTTGTCATAGGCGCTATTTCTTATTGCATACTGATGTGGCTATTCTTTTCAGGATGCAAGACTGAATCGTCATTCAACAACCATTCCGGATATGTAACAGCTGACGGTTGGCACATGCATGTTGATTCGATAGCCAAGGCAAAAAGGTATTGCTGCACGGATGATTGCAGATGGATTCAAAACTAAACAACAATGAAACCTAAAGAAATATTCATGTACGCCCTGGGCGCTTTTATTGTTGGATGTGCAGTAGCTACTGTAGTGCTTTTGATATTCTACCCTCTACCTGAAAAAAATCACGACATCGTGAATATTGCAATTGGCGCTCTTTTAGGTATGGCAATGAGCGTAGTTGCTTATTTCTATGGCAGCTCTAAGGGGAGTGCTGATAAAACCGCATTACTTAACCAGAGAGACGAAACTAAAGCTCCATGACAAACTTCATAATGAGAATGCAAAAATTCGCAATCGCGGTAGGCTCTATTTTAGAATCGAGCTGGGGCATGTTATCGTTCATATTTTTTCAGGTTCTCATTTTCTTCTGCCCGGTTAAGTTCAACATCTACTTTGTTGGAACCCTCATAGTGGCTGACGCATTTACAGCTCTGGCCGCTATGTTCATGCAGGAGAAGCGGAATGCCGCAACCCTGAGGGAGGCCTTCGGTCTTTTCTACGTTAACTGGACATCGAGGAGAGCCTTTGACAGTATTCCAAAGTTTACATGGTACGCCATTCTTGTTATCCTATCGTTCATGGTAGGCACCATATTCGGTGAACCTATGAAGGTGGCCAACCTTGCCACCGGTGTTATTGCATACGTAGAAATCAGATCCATAATTGAAAACGGGGATAAGGCTTTCGGAACTAATCTTTGGGAGCTGGTGGTAGATGGACTACAGAAATTCTTTAAACTAAAGTAGAGCTATGAACCAGCTAATTGAAAAACTCATTGCCATCGCCACAAAAGAAATTGGGGTTCACGAAGAAGGTGGAAATAACAAGGGCCCAAACATCATAAAGTATCAGCAGGCTACTTGGCTTGTGCCAGGCGCTTGGGCTTGGTGTGCGGCTTTCTGCGCATGGGTGATGCGCGAGTGGATGAAGGACACGGAAGTAATGAACCATTTTGGAATAAATGCGCTGCGCGTCAATACATTTCGGTGTCGTGACGCTTCAGCATTTGGCTGGATAAAATGGGCAACTCAATCCGGGTTCACAGTTTTGCCGCCAACTGAATTAGCAAAAGCAGGCGACTTCGTTGTATTCACTTTCTCCCATATCGCAATTGTGAGGGCTGACCAGGTTAAAATAACTGACCCGATAGAAACTATCGAGGGAAATACGAATTCACATGGCGACCGCGACAGCTTCACCGGTGATGGTGTTCTTCCAAAGAGCCGGCCAGTCAGCCTAGTTAAGAATTATATCAGAATCATAAACGAGATAAACGCATGAGAAAACCTGACGGAACTATAGACCTAATCGGTAGCGCCATGACCTTGGGCAGCGGTATTGTATCGCTTATAAATGAACTGGCACCGGATAAGGCGCAGCGCAAAATAAACGTAGCTAGGCGCAGACTAAAACATCGGTTCAAGAATGTTCCGATTGAAACTTATGTGAATGTAAATTTTCGTGAGCTCAATGAAGAGGACAGGGCAAATCTGATTGCCGAATTACGAGCGCTATTAAATCGAAACTAAAAAAAACCTTCTGGGCGGAGGCATTAAACCCAACAATAAAAACATGTTTACAGAAAAAGAAGAAGCACTTGCGCAAAATGCGGCATTGCTAAGCGGCTCCATTATTGCCGTAATTCCGGGCGATGCGGAAAAGAAAAAGGCTTATCTTAAATTGATTGCTGAGAAACTGACAACGGTTTCTGATGAAGCGATCGCACACAGCGATAAGCCGCTGAAAGCTATTTCAGATAATTTGACAAACACTTTGTACTCTATCCATGCTGTTCTTCCGGCTACTGAAGATGCAAGCAAGCAAAGAGCACAAAACAGATTCAAAAGCGCAATCACGCTTTTGAATGGTTTGCTTGACATGGTAGGATTGTAAACCTTTCTTTTTCATGGTGAGTTCCGCCCTTCGCAGTGATGCGCGGGGCGGTTTTGTTTGTGCAAATCTCAATTTCCTAAAATTATTTTTCGCCCGTTTTCATTGGTGAAATAAAAATAAATTGAAAATAATTGTGCGAAACAGTTTGAAATGTCAAACTAAGAACTAAATTTGCACCCATGAAAGAACAAAAACAACAAAAGCTAATCAAGGTTTCGACCTACGCGATTAAGCACAATGTAAGCTCAACATGGGTTTACAAATTGATAAATGAGGGGAAGTTAAAGTGTGTAACCCATGACGGTGTAAAGTTCGTAGAGATATGAAATTCTGCCAATCAAAAAGCAATAGTGGCGTTTATGCAATTTATTCCGGAAGCGGCGATGTGCTATACATTGGCGCAAGTAAAAATATTTACAGAAGGTATGTGAGCCATATTAATAGCTTTAAAAATGGAAAATGTAATAGCCTAATAAAAAAATATATTTCTGAAAACGGACACGAATCATTAGTAATGAAGTTGATTATGCCGTCAAGAAGTTGGATTTTTGAGAAAGAGGCCAACGCGATTAGAAAATTTAACCCACCATTAAATTGCATAGGTGGCGGAATTATAAAGTTGCGAGAATTATTAAACGCGGATAAAAATGAAGTACCAGCATGAAAAAAGAACCAACCACTGAACAAGCAACAGCAACCTATAAAACAACTGTACGAGATACGGATCCTTACTTGTGGGCGAATTGGGTAGAAGTAGTAGCCAATTCACTAACCGTAGATCGTTGGTGCGGAGGTGATTCCTTTCCGAAATATGTGAAGGAAGTATATGAGGCATTGAAAGCGGAGGGGAATGTATCAAAAGCTGATTCAGAATGAAAAAGCCAATAAAAAACTACAACCAGCGCAGGTCTGTTTTGGTGTCAATCGCAAAGCCATTATTAACTGAACTTTTAAAAATACAACCAATAGCATGACACTAAAAGACTACACAGAAAAGCAGATTCGGGATGCCTACCAATATCAGTTCGATTTAGCAAAAGACCCGCGACCGGAAGTAGCAATACTCCGAACGCTTACTGAGGCTAATAAGAAGATGATACAGGATGAAATGGACAGACGCGGAATGAGTTGGAGAATTCTTAACAGTCAAAAACAGACCATCAATGTTACTAGCTCACTTAATTAAGAACATCGACAAAGCCCCTGTAAAAGTACAGTTGGCAATCTACGGAGGCCTGTTTGTAGCGGCAATAGTAACGCTGGTAGTAATGAAGGAGAAAGGAATTATTTAGAAACACCAACCTGCGAGAAAACAGAAATAAGTCGCAGGGCGAGAAGGAACAGGCTCTCGCCTATGAACTAAGCAGGTTGGTTATTTATAAAAAGAAAAAGCCCCGTTGGCGCGAGGCTCTTATTAATAACAATTAAAAATCAAAAGTATGGCAAATTTAGTAGAAAAAAATGAATTGGTAGTAGTAGTTGACCAAAGCGGGCTCGAACAGGAAACCGCCAAAACACTACTGGAAAACTTTACTCCACTATTCAAACAGGCAAATGAATGGAAAGAAAAGGCCTCAAAATTAGTTGTAACCGATGCAAGCCAAACACGGTTAATGCAAGAATGCCGGGTTGCAAGATTGGCGCTAAAGGACATTCGAATCAGCGCGGACAAAACGCGCAAGGCCTTAAAGGAAGATTCTCTTCGTTATGGTAAAGCAGTTCAAGGTGTTTATAATGTAATCGAATATCTAATTGCTCCAATTGAATCTCACTTACAGGAACAGGAAGACTTCGCAAAGGTACAGGAGGCAAAGCGCAAAGATGCGTTGAAAGCAGAACGTGAGGAAAAACTTTCACCGTTCGGAATTGAAACATCATTCTATGACTTAGGCGGCATGCCAGAACCGGCATTCACTCAGCTATATGATTCCTGTGTTGCCGCCCGCGATAAGAAGATTGAGGAAGAAAGAAAAATTGAGGAGGAAAGAATCGAGAAAGAGCAGGCCGAGCTATTTGAAAAAGAGCGAATCAGACTTGAAAACGAAGAGCTGAAACGCCAACAGGAGGAGCTCAACAAACGGCTCGATTTGGAACGCAAAGCGGAACAGGCGAAAAGCCAACTACGCAACGAAAGAAACGCCATTCTGCGCAAATATGATTACCTGCATGAGTATGACACAGCCGATATGCTCGAAACGGATTTCGAAATACTTGTTGCCGAGCAACGATCAATTTTCGAAGATGCCGAAAAGAAACGTATTGAGGCGGAGCAAGAGGAGCAACTGGCGCGTGAACAACGCGAGGAAGAATTGAGATTAGAACGCGAAGAAAAAAAGCGAATTGAAAAAGAATTGCAGGAGAAAAAAGATAAGGAGGCCAAAGAGCTTGCCGATAAGCAAGCCGCCGAAGAACTGGAAGCATCAAAAGGAGATGCCGCCAAATTTCAAGACCTGATAAACGAATTGCAGGCACTTACTACCAAGTACACATTCAAGTCGAAGAAGTTCAAGACGTCTTATGCCGGATGTGTTGACCTGCTGAATAAAACTATCAATTACTTAATCTCTAAACAA